CCAAATCATTTCCGATCTTTACTTCTTTTCGACTCTCAATGTCTGAATATTGTGGTATCAATAATACATCATCGTATGTTAAGGCTTCTTTAAATCTCACTAATGACCTCCCAATTCTCTTTTATTAGTTTAAGTGGCGCTGTTGATGCACTCGAATCTCCTGAAAATACAACCTTCGCATATTCTTCACTTCGGTATTCAAGGTGTTGCTCGGACATAAAAATATCCAATATTATGCCCGTGGTTCCGGCATAATTATGTTTTATCAAATCACCGACTTTCATTGTTCTCTAGCTCTTCAATCATCTTTTCAAGATACCAGCGAGCTTTCTTTAAATCTTGTAAAGCTTTGCCCTTATATTTATGCCGGGAAACATATTTAATTATATTGCCTTCGGCATATCCCATCCGCCAAGAATTGATAAATTCATATGGCTCAATGGCCTGTTCGCCTTTCCAATTAATGTTATAGTGTTTTGGATGGTTAACGTTGTCGCTCATTTTATTCCTTTTTTACAATCCGGATGGCACGGTGCGTGCACAGGGCATCCAATTTCGCAATTATCTTCTGGTGCTTCTATCTTGGGTGCAAATTCAAATGCAAAATAAAGAATAGCGGATATGATTAGCACGCTAACTATAAATGCCAGCGCCGCCACTTTCTCTTCTCTTAAAAATTTCATTTTTCAACTTCCGCTCCTTTTTCTAGATGCTCTTTAAAATCTTGAAGGATATTAACTGCTTTTTCCCAACACTCAGGACAATAAAGGCGAACAATTCCTTCTTCTTGTCGTACTACAACATTCCATGTTGTTACTTGTTCTTTATTCATCTTATCAAATGATTCCTCACAAGTCAAACACTTATCTGGAATTTTATCAAATAAAGCAACTTTAGCTGCCATCTCTTTTTCGGCGCTCTTTTTTGCTTTGTTTGTTTTCTTCCTTCTTAGTTTTCTTTCTAAAGACATTATCTTTCTCCCGTGGAACCAAATCCACCTTCGCCGCGTTTTGAATGAAAGTTTAAAAACTCGTCACTTTCAACTTCTTCAACTTTACAATGAACAATCGGTATCAATATTGCTTGTGCAACTTTGTCGCCTGGCCTAATCATTTGCGTTTCAGCGCCAATGTTGTGAAGGTTTACATACACTTCGCCATTATAGCCAGGATCTACAACGCAAGCGCCCACTATTAATTGTCGCTTGTAAGCTATGCCTGATTTGTTTTTAACCTCCAACATATAACCGTAAGGAATCTCGACTTTTATTCCAGTTGGAATCAATCTAGATTCTTTTGGTGGAATAAAGAAATCTTTTGAATCATATAATTTCTTTTCTCCATTCGGGCAATAAAATAAATCCATTCCAGCATCCATTTGATGTGCTCGAACTGGCAATCTTGCTTTTGGCCGCATCCTGTGTACTTTAATTCTCATTTGCCTTCCCAATTCCTTGAGAACTTCGAGCCAATTTTAAATCCTATAATGGTATTCTCTTCAAGAGAGACTTTGAAGCCAAAATCATTACTAGAAAAGTAAACTTGGACATGATCTTGAAGATCTTCAAAGCTTGAAGCTTGAGAAGAAAACTCTCCATATTCATCTTGAATAATTTGCAGCGCTTTTTCTTCGCGAGTTTCTTGCCAGACATAATAATTTGTGCCTTTGCTTTTATGAAATTTGATTCCAACATTTTTCATAGCCCATTTTTTGAAAAGGGCGTCTAAGCCAGGATAAGAATAACTGGCCCCTCTAAAAGAAATTCTGTTCGTATTTTTTAACAACTCTTTTCTCTCGGATGGTCGCAAGTTAAAAATCTCATCGACTAGTTCAGCGGTTTGGAAGGCGACTTCTTCATTCTTTTTCAACAAAGAAATAAATTCTTTCTTAATAATTTCAGTCGTCTCCTCGCGCACCGGCTCCTCTTCCTTGAAATAAAAATCAAACTCTTGTTGAGCTTCATTTTCAGAAAAGATTTTACGTGCATATGCTTGACCGGCTTCAAAAGCTGTGTCAAACCTGCCAAGTCTTTCTTTCGCGTAGACGGCAACGAATGGCTTTCTGCAACCTTCGTTGCGTTTAACCCCTCTGTAGCCGAATTTATTTCTATTACTTTTAATAGGTTCTACATAATTCATTCTTTCCTCCTTTTATCCTAAAAGCCTAAAATTATATTTAATTGATCGTGTGCTAAAACCCCATTGTTCATCATAATCCAGTCTGCTCATGTAAGGTCGATTGAGATGAATAATATCTCTTTCCGGCTTTACGCCCCAGCATTTGATGCTGCTTTGGATTGAAGTGCTATCAATTGTTTTTATGATCCAATAAGGTTTTCCATTTTTAGTTTTCTTTTCGATAACTTCTCTCGGAATAAACCAGGCAACTCCGAGGTCATTATCCCATTCTCCAAGTGGTGGAACTTGATAATATTCTAATCTTTTAAGGATGTTTTCATCCAGTACTAAATCCATTGGAAAAATACCAGTTAATGAAACCAAATTTTCAATCCTCTCTTTGTTTGAAAAGTTACCTTCTGGTTTATAAAGTTCTATGTTTTCTTCAAGTTTCTTTTTGTTTTTTGGCCGCTCGACCACTGTCGCAGTCCAGAAATGTTTTGGGCCTGAAAATCTATCATCAATTAGGCAATTTAAAGCTTCGCTTCGAGCTAAAACATCAAGCGCCTTTTTATTTAATTTGCTATAAACAATATCTTCATTAAAAAGGAAGTCTTCAATTACGTTAAATGGCCGGTTGTTAATAATCTGTTCCATTGCCTTATCTCCTAATCCTTTAAGAGAAGTTAGGGGCTGAATTAATGTTTTATTGTCTTCGGCAATTTCCCAAACAACACCAGATTTATTTACATCAATTGATTGAATCTTGAATTTAAATTTCTTTGCAAGGTTAATTGCTTTTTCTTTTCGAGTCTCCGGCTCTTTATCTAAGAATGCTGCCACCCACTCCACTGGATAGTAATTAAACAACCAAGCACACTGATAAGAGAGGGCAGAATAAGAAACCGCGTGAGACTTATTAAAGCCATAGCCTGAGAAATACTCAAACTTTTTCCAAAGAGAGTTTGCCGCATGCTCGGTCATATTCTTTTCAACACACCCTTCAACAAACTTAGCCTTTAGTCTATTTTTCTGCTTTGCGACGGCTCCTGTGCCTCGCTTTGTGAGAAGTTTCCGAAGTTTATTGCCCTCATCTAAACTAAAATTCTTTCCTAGCTTGTGTGCCAACAATGCAATTTGCTCCTGGAAAATCAAAAACCCGTAAGTTTCTTTTGTCACTTCCTTGACAATATCATTTTCATATACTATGTTATCAGGGTTTTCTTTTGCCTCAACATATAATTTATCAACATCTGCTCCAAGAGGGCCAGGCCGATAAATAGAAGTGATGGCAGCAATATTAATTATGTTATTTGGCTTTGCTTTCTTGCAAAAGTTTTGTGCGCCTTCTTCTGTGAACTGAAATATGCCAGCCCATTTGCCCTTGTGGAAAATATTAGTGTATACTTCTTGGTCATTAAAGTCGATCTTGTCAGGGTGGAGATTCTCATTATAATAATCTTGAATCTCTTCAAACGTTGGGTTTTCAATATTGTGATGTCGTTTCAATATGTGTGCAATCGCACCTTCGATCATTTTTAATGTTGAGAGCCCAAGAATATCAAACTTAATGAACCCTAAAGGTTCAAGATGTCTAACGTTTTGACCTTCTGACCATGGAGTTTGTGTAATTCCTCCGCTATTAATTAAAGGTATATGGCGATTTAAGTTTTCTCCAATGACTACGCCCCCTGCATGACGAGAAACTGATCTCGTTTGCCCATATAAAACATTAATATGGTCTGCAATGTGCGGATACTTGCTTAAAAATGCTTTTAATGAATCAGAATATTCCATTACTTCTTCAAATGTCGGTACATAAACTCCTGATTTTATTCCGTGTTTCTTCTTAGCGGCAGGTGTGGCCTCTCTCATCATTCGCGAGGTTACAGGATTGACTTCCGTAAAGGGAACCCCATAAAACTTTGACACATCTTTAATTAATGAACGGAGCTGCAAAGTATTAAAGTTGGAAATTGGAACCACAGTGTTGCTGCCCCATTCTTCAATTAGTAATTCTTTCAGCTCCATCGGATCCGAAACATCATAATCAATATCTGGATAGTCTTTCGCGTCTCGTCTTAGAAATCGAGAAAACAAAAGCTTATATTTAATGGGATCAACTTGAGTAATTCCAAGGACATAAGCAACCAATGAACCTGCTGCTGAGCCACGTCCGGGCCCAGTTAATTGAATTTCATTTGCTTTTGAGGCAACCGCATTCATAGTTAAAAAATACTTACTAAAGCCGCGTTCGCTAATAACTTCTAATTCTTCACGCAAACGATTAACGTATTCTTTATCATGATGTAGATTCATGTGACGTGCCCTGTCGATGCACAGCCCTTTTAAAGTTTGCTCTGCTGTAAGTTCGGGTGGAACAACAAAATCTGGCAGATGTACAGTGTTGTCTGGAATAAAGCTCTCAATCCGATTATGGGCTATGCTATGTGTTTCTTCAATTGATTGGCGAATTAAGTCATCATCATATTCAACTCCGCAGCAATCTGAATAGTATTTGTAAGCGTCCCACATTTGTTGTCCGTTTTTTGGATATAACTCGTAGCCAATCTCATCAACACTGGAAGGTAAAACGTCTGAACAATAGCTTGGTTTAGACATAGATTTGCCTAGCCAGCCCAATCTTTTATATAGCTCGCGATCTTTCCAAGCATCAGGATTTGGGTAGTGGCTATCTGCTGTGGAGATTAGTTTGATGCCAAATTCTCTGTGTAGTTGTATAATATTTTTATTTAATATATGCTGTTCTGGTGTTTTGCTCCACTGCAGTTCGCCATACCAACGATCTCCAAATATATCCATCATCTCCATTGTTGTATGGCGCATTGCATCCATTACTGCATCTTCGCCGTGCTCTCTGTTCTCCCAAAAATCTCCCGCATAAACGCCACCTAAGCATGCGCTAGCGGAAATTACGCCTTCGTTATATTTTTTTAACATCTTATAGTCGATACGAGGAAAGCGATAGAAGTTTTCTTTAGAAAATGATTTAGAAATCATTTCAAATATATTATTTAATCCCGTCTGATTCTGCGCCAGCAAAATTAAATGGCGTCGTTTGTTTAAGATGTTCTTAACTGCGCGTTTAGATGTAGATTCATCTTCAATTGTCGTTCCTGAGCGCGAGTCGTCGAGT